CTAATTATTGATGGCCCATTCGAAATCATCAGCTAATTTTTGTACCCGATCTTTAGTGACATGTAGATAAACAAGCTCCGTTACTTTTGAGTTACCTTTATGCCCAATACGTGCTTGAATCTCTGGAAGAGTCACACGCGGATTGGATGCAAGTAGCGATACATGAGTATGCCGCAGACTATGTGTTGTTAAATTGCTAGGCAATTTCCCTTCCTTAAGAACCTTTCGCATCACTTTGCAGACCGCAGAAATATTAACTGGGTAGCCTGGGTAAGTGGGGCACCAAAAAACGAAATCGTCATTTGGGTTGGGATCCTTAGCAGACAGTCGTTCAGTCTTCTGCCAATCTGCTAGTAATTGTAAAGCCTTGGCTACAGTGTCCCCGAAAGTAATTATCCGTTCGCTCTGTTCATTTTTAGGAGGGATGAAGGAGTATTTAAGCACGCTTTTCCCGAATATCTGTTTGTTTACGTCAATTGTTCTGTTTTTCATGTCTATATCATCCCATTGAAGTCCAGCAGCCTCGCTGATTCTCAACCCCGAATACGCCAAGACAACGAAGAGAGCCCACATATTTGTAGTGAGTACGAATCTGGCAATTTGGAGAAACAGTTTCAGTTCTTCCTTCTCAAGAAACTTGGGTAAAACTTGCTTCTTCTCTCCAGCTTTTCGGGCAGTTTTTCGCTCTTTAGGAACAACTGCATCCTCTGTAGGATCAATCTCAATCAACCCTTTACGCTTAGCATACCCGAACATAAGTGATGCTGTTACGTTTATATTGATGATAGAATTTCGTGCCATGCCGTCTACCTTTAACTTGTACAAGAAATCTTGGTATAGACTTGGGGTTACCTCCTTGAGTAAGAAACCGCCGAAGGTTTCAAGTATTTTGTTTAGGCAAGTTTGCCGATTTAGAATTGTATTTTTTGCTGGCTCAGTCTCGATGATGTATGCCTTAAGCCATGTCTTGCTCCAATTACTTACTGTTAGGCCTTCAGAGTATTTGAGTTTTTTTTGTATTTTTTTTGCCGCTATAAGTATTCCAAAATCAACAGCTTCTTGAATTGTATCAAACCTGGGTGACTCTGTTTCTTTTCTGCTTTTCTTCTCTATCCCATCTACAATTTTTGTAGTAGGAATGTAGTAACGATAAGAATATTTCCCGCCTCGTTCCCTAACATTAGGGGGCAACACCCTCTCTGACTTCCCTTTCTTTCCCATGTCATCCACCTCGCTTTATGTTCTCCGTCCAGAACAAGTGTTCTGTTTTTACGGTATATTAAACAGCCTTGCGGCTGGTAAGCGCAAAGTTACTTATAGAGATGATGCAACTGCTTGGGGATACCGCAGCGTAATAAGTAGGACTCATTCGTCTCCCCTATCTCTCGAACTGCGGTATATGTAAGAAGCTTTATCGCAAAAACATTGGCTTGTCTCTCGTACTTCCCGGTATTGTAGAATGTCTGTTCATCAAGCCAAAATCTGCTAAGGCCAGGATGCAACCTATCGTGGGCGAGTTCATGCGCGCATACCACACGTTGCAATTCCTCCGGTAAATTATTGTCAATAACGATAAATCGCCTTCGCATTTTGCGGTAGTAAACTCCCCGCGTTCCTTCATCGAAATCAAAGTGTTTCACCAATATGTTTAGCCCTCGCGCAATGACAAATGGATCATTGGTCTTGAATCTGCGAACCAATTTGCAAATGATGTCATCCAATATGTTCACCTACTTTTGATCGTTATGATCGCCTTTATTCTTTCTGCCGTAGGTTTCCTTGTTTAACTGCTTGGCCTCCCAAAATAGTCCAGATAACATATCCATTACCCTTTGCCGCTTATCCCCCTCAATAGGGATACCGTCAAACATAATTGGTTGGTCTTCCTCTAACATCTGTTTGAAATCAGCGACATCTTTATTAGTTGCCCAGGCGGGTATGCTGTGTTTTTCTGACAACAACTCTCTAATAGAACCAGGTTCGCGTTCAATAAGATCATCAACATCAACCTCGAAATACTTAGCTATGCTTTGAAGTGATTCAATCTGAGGGTTTTTAGTGGTGCCGTCCAGTATCTTAATCAAAGTTGTATATGGTACCCCGGATTCCTTAGCTAATTTGTATTTCGATAACCCCTTTGACTGCATAAGCTTGGATACTGTTTCAGCAATACTCACGTCTACATCCTCCTAAAATTATATATCACTATTCGGTTATAACCATTTGCGGTAATAATACTACGAAATTAGGAAGTAAGTCAAGCATGATTGAGTAAGTCTGAGATAAACACCTGTTTTGTTACCATATTAGGTAAAAATGAATGTTTGCATTGTACCCAATTAGGTAGTATTATCGAATTCGAGAACAACAAACCCAATTCGGTAACAACCAAATAGGGTAGCAGTTCTGGTTGGGAGGTGGAACAGATGGGATCACATATAAAGGCCAACATAGACAAGCTTCTTAACGCTAAGGGGTGGACGATCTACAGACTCAGTAAAGAAAGTGGTGTTCCTGCGACGGTCTTGTACAGTTTGGAAGACAAGAAAAAAGGGCCGACTGCAGATAATCTCATCAAAATAGCGGACGCTTTCAAGTGTACAGTCGATGAGATTGTCAGGGAGCAGACGTAAAAGGGGGGGCGAATCTAAATGACTGCTGATTTAAGACCAACACTAGATGTAATGGACGCTGCAGAATATCTTAAGGTCAGCAAGTACACAGTAATCAACCGAATCAAGGAAGGGAAATTGAAGGCGTACAAGCAAGGAAAGTATTGGAGGATTAAAAGTGATTGGCTACTAGAATATGAAAACTCATTATTGACGGATTGAACTAAAACGGGATCACGAATTTCCATATGGATAAGGAAATGTTTCCTTACAAGTAACAATGTATTCGGACGAAGTAACGATGTGATGTGCAGAGGAAACAGTGTATTGGAATCTATCAGACTAGCATGAAATCGACTCGATTGTGAGTTGAATTACTACACTTGAGGGGAGTGAGGGTATGAGTAGCAACCAACTTATTTTTTTTGAGGGGAAACACCCTGTACTGGTTCTGATGCCTGATGATGTTGACTTTCAGTTTGCAGGAGACTTCTTAATTAACGCAAAGAGCGTGGCAGATGCACTGGAGTACAAAGGGGATCGAGCCACAAGCCATGTTTTGAAGTTCTGTAAGGAAAACCACGTCTATAATGTATCAAATTCTAACCTTCTGATTCGGAATGTTAGGAAGCTGCATAACACTGGCGAAAAGTTCATTTCTAATCTCGCATTAAATCGCGTCATGGGCCAATCTGGCCAGCCAAAAGCAGAAGCATTCCAAGATTGGCTTTATGAAGATGTAATGCCATCGGTTCAGAAAACAGGAAAATATGAGCTGCCAGGATCGGTTGAACCAGAGCTGGCTCACTTCAAGAAAGAAGCCTATATGCTGGGTATTTCCGCTGACGTTCTTCGATTGCCTGAAAGCGGGAGGTTGAAATTGCTGGGAGATTTTAATAAGAAACACGGGTTCGACATACCGCTTCCAGCATACGCAGATGAACCAGATACGAAGTCGGCAACGGCCCTCCTGAAAGAGAATGGAATTACATTACCCACTGAGAAATTCAATAACCTTTTGATTCACCAAGGGATTTTAGAGATCAAGGAAAGGGCATCCAGAGGGAAAGGTGTTAAGCAATTCAAATCACTGACGCAGGAAGGAATTGGGTACGGTAAAAACCTTATCAGCCCTAATAACCCAAGAGAGACTGCGCCGCACTACTACCCTGACATGTTCCCTGATTTGTTAAAAAGAGTAGGACTAATTCGATGACTCTTCCTGAATTAGCACGTCTTTGGTTCAGTAACCCTCTACAGCATGCCATTATTGTTCGTAATATCATCAAACAATCCAAAGGAGCGAAATAACTATGACTGTTACCCAAATGATTAAATCTGATGTTGAAGAGGCAATTCACATTCTCGAAGCCCTAAACAAATATAGTATTGCTTGCAGCATTGAGGTGAAGCTTGCGGGAACGACGGACAACCTTGTAGCAATATCTTCTCAACCAGTAAAAGTAGATTACATCGAAAACCTTAATGACGAAGGAGACGCGCTGGTTATCGAACTCGGAGAATCGGAGTTCTGTTTCCCGCTAAATCTTAATGTCTCTAAAGATATTACGGATACCCAGGTGTTCTTGTACATCGGCAATGAGAAGTACGATGTTTGGTTGGACAGCGGGTCGTTATCGCCAGAAGTGATTTCAGAAATCACTAATTACAAAGCGTCTGATTCTGATTCGTTAGAAAATCCCTTCATGGAAGTTAATGTGCATGAACGCAAGCTCATAGAGCACATCCGAAAAATGGATTTTAGCGAAATGTTAGCAGCAACAGACGTGATTGATAGTGAACGGGATGCAGCAAGAACAAAATCTATCGTAGCAGCGCATGAAGGACGTTCACAAGTTGCGGATGGATTTGCAAGACAGTCTGAGACTCTCAAGGAACTGGCGGTATTGATGGGGCTTGCGAACGAGGACTACCGTGACCATATCTATCCAGAAGACGAGGGGGATGAGTGATGGAGCAGAACAATACTGCAGTTAGTGAAAGATTTATGTCCGTCTCAGATCGTGAGGCAAAATTGATTGAACATATACGGATGCTGAAATTCGATGAAATGTGTTCGGCAGTGGTGGGGATCAATTCGGAGTGTGAGAGGGACAAAGTAAGGTCATTGGTCGCTGCCAGCAATGGTTACAAGGCGTATGCCGCTGATTGCGCTAAAGGAGCGGAAAATCTGAAAGTGTTGTCGCAGCTACTAGCTGAATCGAACGATGATTACTATCAGGAAATTACTTACTGGGCCACTCCAGAGGATCGGGAGGACGCAGAATGTCGAATAAATTGACGCTTGAGCAAGCTCGTATTAATGCGGGGTTTTCATTAGAACAGGTTTTCGAGGAAACAGGCTATTCGCTGGAATTCCTTGAATTTGTGGAGGGACATTCTGGTTCAACCCCAATGGACATAACGGTTAGCTTATGCCGATTGTACAAGGTGGATCTTAACAATGTTTCTTTCCAGTCAAAGGAAACCGAGCTACCTAGAAGGGATGAACACCTTTACTCTGCTTCAAGAAGAATGGCTGTCATCTCCGAAATACAGCAGCAGGTTTCTGAACTCTTACTCAGTGTTATTGATGACGGGGCATTCACAAAAGAAGACACCGCATCCTCTTTGCATGATATATATTTTTCTCTGAATCACGAAATCGGAATTGTATTAAACGAGATGGATGACGCTGTTCAGAACATGAAAAAGAGCCTTAACAATACCTTGGCGGGGCGTTAAGGCACCACACTAAACATAAGGGACAAGCCCACGCGCACATTATACAATACATTTTTCCAAAAGCGCAAGGGCTTTCCCTCAAGGGAGAGATTATATATGACTACCAGATTGGAAAATACCTTTCATATGGCTTATGAGGCTGTCACCGAGATGCTTGCAGATAAGGACGTTCCTTGGATTCTCAGAACTTGGGATGAAGCAGTTAACCGTAAACGGTTCTCTAAAAAGAAAAAGAGAGACTACCTCAATTTCCTGCTTGGCGTAACCGCTTTTGCCATCTCAACCCGTCCGCATAGCTCGGGGAAGGAAATTACTGCCCACGCTGGGATTGATGGAGACAACTTGTTCATTGTTGCTGAGAGCGCGGACGGTGAGCATCACATTGAATGGTATGCCCATCCCATTGAGCATGAGGGACGGATGGTACATGAAAGGGACTATGGCTGGCACCAGGAAGAGGTGACGGTATGAATACATCAGCAACTCAAGATGTAACGTGGTCCCAAAGTATATTGGATATGCTATCTGCTTTTCCAAAGAAGCCAGACAGCGAGTATGAAGGCAAGTATCACCACCTGAACTATCGTTGGACAGAGATTGGAAATAGTACAGATGATGTTGTCGAATCGGTTCTGTTTGTAGTGAAACGTCATGCAACTCCAGAAGAATTCAAGGACTTTGCTGCCCAAGTCCTTTTCCGCTGGCTGAAAAAAGATAACGGAGAAGTTGAACTTATAAATTTCCTCGAAGCGGCTTTTGGATTTGAAGAATAGGAGGTTTTATTTGTGGGAAATGTCCCGTACTGCAATAAAGTATACATTGATGAGTCGACGAAAGAAGTGATGATTCAGCCCGAAAGTGAGAGCGCATTTAGGGCGCTTATTAATATTCTGATGGACGAAGAGATTGTATTTCGTTGTGACACAAACGACCGGAATATCATTCTCTATGCAGAAACGAAAGACTGGTAAATTGATGATCACCAAGGACAGAAAGAGTAGGTGAGGCGGGTGACCGACTCTCGCAACAAGAAGCGCGGATACGTGGGAATAGCTAACCAGATATGGGACGAGGTTATCCGCCGAGATTTTACAAAGCGCCAGAAGGATATTCTTCTTTTTATCTGGCGATTATCGTACGGCTGCAATCAGGAAGTAGCTCTAATACCTATGTTCAAGGATTTTGGGCTTTGTGGAATCGGTAAGGGGCATATTGGCGGAGAGTTGAAGCACTTGGAACTCTGTAAGGTAATTACACGAAATGGTGATAGATATCAGTTCAACGAAAATTATAGTATCTGGCAGATATCACCGGTTAGAGGGTGGGAAGAAGAGAGGTTCAAGGAATTGATTCACCTGAATTTGAACAATGCAAAAAAACAGCGAAAATCAGTTACTGAAACAGGAACCAAAACGCCCAAAGAGCCAAACAAAGACGGTTCCCAAAACGGGGACTTTGGAAACGGCTCAGAGTTACCAAAACAGGAACCTAAAGAAGAGGTGCCAGTTACCAAAACAGGAACCGAAAACGAAAATCAGTTACTGAAACAGGAACTATCGGTTACCAAAACAGGAACCGAAACAGCCGTTCAGCCCATACAGGGTGCGGCTTCCGAGCCTCCTAAAGACATATTAAATACAAAAGATATTAAAGACAATATAAACATATGTCCGACAGAGTTTGATAAATTTTGGGCGCACTACCCACGGAAGGTGAGAAAAAAAGAAGCACTGAACAAATTTGAGTCGCTTGTAAAAAAGAAAATAGACCCATCCCTGTTGATACGTTGTTCAGAGAATTATGCAGCCCATTGTAAAGAAAATGTCAGTGAAGAAAGATTCATCCTCCACGCCGCCACTTTTCTGAACGCCAAGGAAGAACGCTACATGGATTATGCAGAGGAAAGGGACTATGGCGAAAAAAGAAACATTTTAAGCGAGCGGAAAGGAGAGCGGCTCACGCCTGAGCAACTAAGAGCACTTGAGAGGGGAGGCGGCAGAACGTGACTCTTACAGAAGTGAATGAGCTACTGGAGTACATCGGGGAGTTCCACCCGATCACCATAACCGTAAGCAAGGTGCAGGCGTGGTGGGATGTTATCGGGCACTTGGATTACGAGGACGCTAGAAAGGCCTTGGTCCAATGCCTGCAAGAAAGTGAATTTATCCCGCGACCTTCGCAAATTGTGAAGCGGGTACCACCAGCAGTTGAGTTTACAAAATTGGATCATGAGGAAGGTGAGTTCTTTGACGATGTATACAGAAAACAGACCGAACGCAACGCAGCCAAGCGAAGAACTGCTGGGTTACTTCCTGAAAGACCAGACACTATACCAAGCCAATAAACATCTGCTTTCACGGGATCTGTTCGGAGATTACGTATGGTTGTATGACCTCATAAGGGATGTAGATCAGCAGGAAGGCTTGTCCTTCAAGGGCGTGATAAGCCGGAGTGATGCAGATCAAGTGAAGCTGCTCATGTCGTTGAAGCAAGCAGCCTATAACGAAAACAGGGTGGCAGGGCTTATTCGTGACTTGAAGAAGGCTCGGCTATCTCAAGATGTGTACTCCTTGGGAAGCGAGCTGCAACAGAGAGTGGCAGAGGGCGAGGACCCGGATGACATTTTAAGAGATGTCCAGCAAACGGCTTTCACTCTGGAGACAAGCGAGAGCGGAGGCCTGAGCCAGCCGGACAAGGATGTTGATGATTGGGCCGAATATATGCTGCGGCTTGCTGAGGACCCAACACTTGCTTATGGACTAATGACAGGCCTTCTTAAAATGGACAAGGTAACCACAGGATGGCACAGACAAGACTTCTCGGTTGTAGGCGCTTGGACGAGTATGGGCAAAACGGCCTTCACTATCGAAAACGTGCTGAGGCTGAATAAAGCAGGCTTCAAATGCGCTATGTTTTCGCTTGAGATGATCAAACGCCAAATCTACATCCGTATGATGGCGAACATCCTGCAGGTGAACTTGGAACAGTTCCGAACTGGGCGTTTGGCTAAGCAACACTACAGCGAACGGATGATGAGAGAAAAAGAAGCACTCAAGAGCATCTACGTGGACGATACACGAGGTATCAGCGCTGATTACATTGTTGACGTCATGCGGCGCTTGAAACGGACGCAGGGACTTGATTTTGTGGTTGTGGATTATCTTCAAGACGTGAAGGAGCGCGGTGAGCAGAATGACAACGGAGGCAGCGCCTTGGCCCGTGTCTGTCGGAAGCTTAGAGCTGCAGCAAAGGAAATGGATTGCCATGTAATGGGGCTGTCCCAGGTGACTCGGGGTGTTAATGATCGACAGGACAAGCGGCCAATGGTATCCGATCTTGCAGGCAGCACGGGTATAGAAACATCGGCAGATGTCATTGCGCTTCTGTATCGGGATGACTATTACAACCATGATTCCGACAAAAAGGGATTGCTTGAGGTGAACTTTGCCAAACAGCGTAATGGGCAGTTGGGGATAGTGGAGTTGGCATATGACCGATCCATGCAGACCATCCGCGATGTCTTTGTCTGAACTGATTGACAGCTATCAGGAAGTGTTCAATCGGCAGATTATAGCAGCCTATGAGAGCGACCAGATGAGCCAGGAGGCGTTTAAGGATTTTGCTGGCGTGGAGTGTACCGCTATCAGTGAAGAAGAGGCATATGAGCACTATGAGGGGCTATTCGCTTCATTGGCAGAATACCACAGTGAGAGGCTACAGGAACGGATCATTAAGGGATCTGCTTTCATCGAGTCACTAAGTAGTTCGGATCCACGGAAAGAAGCAGCAATGCTGAAATACGAATCACTATGTGAACGGATGGAGGCATACAAAAGAGATTGCGCCGCAAAACGTGCGACGTCGCACGAATCAAATTCACCGACATCGGAGAATTCAAAACGTGGCACGTACCGCGATAACCGCGCGACGTCGAGCGTTTTAGAATCGGAAGCGAATCCGAATATGAACTTGGCGACGTCGCCAGCTTTAAACCCGCAGACGTCTGCGCCTTTTGAAGCTCAATCAGCAAATCGTACGACGTCGTCCGTTTTGAATCGTACGACGTTGGCCGAAAATCAAGAAGCGGATTCGACAAACCGAACATTGATGTTCAATTCAAATGTTGCGACGTCGCAACATCCAAATACGTCGACGTCGTCGCATTTGAATACGTCCTCGGTGTCGTATTTGGAAGATATAACGACGTCGTTACAAGCAGATGCGATGTCGCACCCGGCAAAATTGTCGATGTTGGCAAAAGTGGCGACGTCGCCACTTATGGAGATTGCAGACCTGCAGCAACGAATATTTAAGGCGGCGGACATCTTAGACGCTATGTCACCCGATGACCCCGACCTGACAGAGTACACAAAAATCTATCAAGCTCTGTGGGATCGCCTACGAGAGCTTGAGCAAGGAGGGACTGATCATGCATAAGCACAAGCTTGAACAAGCACTTCAAGCAAGAGAGTTGCTGATACTGGCAAAGACGGCCTATGAGAATAGTGACGCAGCCCTAAAGCATTGTGATGATGAGTACATCGACCTGAATCATGCGCTTGAGTTCTTTGAACATACACCTGAGACGCTCTGTGCGCTTGCTGGACAGCTCAGAGACAATAGGAAAAGGCGTAGGGAGGCCAAGGAGAATAAAGAGCGCCTAGCGGCCTTCCAGATGCTCTCAGAGAGTGACGATGATTTAATAGAGAAGATTAACAGGGCCAAAAACGTTGCGATTTTCATCCAGGATTTACAGGGGCACCGAAGATATACGGTTCGGGTCAGGAGCGACCTACAACCGGAGTTCGATAAATTAAGGGGGAAATCACTGCATGAAAGTAAAAGAGGTTGTACCTGAGATTAAGAAAAAAGATATGACGTCAATCATGTTGAAGGTGTTTGAGCAATACCAGCTCTGCCGCGTGGCACAGAAAGATGAATCCAGGAGGAAGTATTGCGAAGCGATTGAGGAAGCCGTTAGCAGGCTTATAGGGCGTGAGAAGACCATTATAGAGGAACGTTTTATGAAAGAAAGTGGTGTTTTCGACTATGTGGTGTACAACCATAAGATTGAGCCGCCAATGTCGAAGGACACATACACCAAGTGGAGGGATCGAGCCTTTCAGAAGCTCTATCTGGCATTTTGCGAGGAAGGAATTATCCAAGAGAGCTGATTCCCAACCGCTTGTGAATTTGAGGGGGTGAGGCTTAGAAGGGTTGTCAAATCGCACTTACATTATTCTTAAAATTATTCCAAAGGAGAATGAGCGTATGGGTTGGTTGAGAATGGAGATTCGTAAAGGACAGGATAGCGGCAATCTGGAAATGGACCAATTGAAGGATGAAGGGATGACTGACGTCATAAGGGGATTCTTTGGGGTCTTCGGAGCTGAGCCAGAACCAAAGCGGCCAGAGTTTATTACAAGCCTTAATAGTCCAGCGTTCACGGAGACGTTCGCAGATCCCAAGTTCCAAGTAACAGAAAACGCGCCCAGTGAACGGAAGAAGGCGAATCCCAAGTTGCTAGAAGAAACGATCTCGAAGGTGGAAAGGCTAACTATCCAAAAGCCAGAGCTGATTAATTCGGCACGGACGCTTTCAATATCATTGGGAGAAAAGATTACACAAGCACTCGGAGAAAGTAAGGTCAAGGAACCCACTAGAGAGGTAGAGGCGGCAGAAACGGGCCAGCCAGAGCATTACAAGACGGGCATTAAGTATAAAGAGGGGGTACCTCACTACCGTTGCCGCTACTATTGCAAAAATCCTCGCTGCGGGATAAGAAGCCAGCATTATATCCGTAAGGATATAGTCTCGATCAGATGCCACGGTTGCGGGACGGGTTTGACGGTTCGGGAAGCAGTTCCAGGTAAGCCGCTCGAGCGGGATGAATGGGGCAATTTCTTTATAGCGGATAAGCTGGCCGACGCGTTTCCAAAACCACAAGAACGGACAACTGTTTGATTGGCATGACAAAGCCCCCGCAACCTTGGCCGGAGCACGGGGGCCTTATCAAGCAAAACTCTCATACTCATTATATCACGGGGGATGAGGGGAATGTTAATCAATTCAATTCACAGCGTCGATGAAGACGCTACAAGGGAAGCTGTGGAGAAATACTTGTTACAAGCCCGTGAATATATGGTGACTGAGTATATACCAGAAGAAGCGACTGTAACAGCCTCCTATAGCGACATGCCACGCAGTTATACGGGTGTAACATCGGATCAAACCGCTAACCTAGCAATTCGGAACGTAGACGAGCCGGGGCGCAGGAGAAGACACATACAGAGAGCAGAACAAGCTATCAGCAGGCTGGGAAAGAAGCAACAACGCCTGATTCGCTTCCGGTACATGGAGGACGATGGCGTGTTGGACGTGGATACGGCTGCAGAACTTGGGTACAGCTCACGTCATTACAGGCGATATAAATCAGCAGCCATTTATAGGCTTGCCGGCATACTCGGATTGGTCGTTTTGAAGGACGATTAATGAAATGTCCGCTTTATGACCGCTTTATGTCCGCTCTATGGCCGATGCTTGGACTTTTGCCGTGTTATATTGGTAATGTGGAAATGAGAGAAAGGCGCCTGTCGCTCACTGTTTTAGGGTTAAGTACCTACTTAGTCTGAGGTGGCGAGGGGCACGGCTTGCGAGGGTGGGCATCCCGTTTAGTGAGCAGATGTGGTGGCGGAAGATAGACGCTAGTCGTCGAACGAGCATGGTTGCATTGCATGGCACAGTAGGCACGTGGTTCGATTCCACGCGTTCGACAATGACGAGTGTAAGCTAGGGTTAGCGGCGTGGCCACAAGGTCGATGGTTCGACTCCATCTTACACATGCACAGGTGGAAGTCCAGTGCCCACATCAATCAACAAATTGCATACTGACTATGGACTACGTCTGTAAGAGCGGTATGCGATAGGTGACAAGCGGATAATACCGCTAAATATAAAGAAGGGCAGTGCTTATGCGCTGCTCTTTTGTATGGTAGTATCTCTTTGAGGTGAAAATCATGGAGTGTAATAACAATCTTATCGAACTGACCAAAGAAGAAATAGAAGATATTTTGTCTTGGGCTTATCGCTGTGATTCAGAAGGCTTCATAAGCGAATCGGAGTGGGAGATAGTCAGAAAGCTTGAAGATAAAATTAGATCCTAGTCGCCTACGGGCGGCTTTTTTCTTTGTTCAGGAAAGGGGCGTCCCGTATATGGGGAAACCAACAAAATATTCGAAGCGTCCGCCTCCGATTCCAGCCATCTCGAAGCTGCAGCCAGAGAAGTGTCGCGGATGTTGTCGCGGAGAATGGACAGGCAGCAAACAGGTATGTTTCGTCAAGGAATGTGTGAAGGAGTGACGCCCAAGGCTGGAACATCAGGTAATTGATCAGAAGCCAAAAGCGATATTCGCAAGAAGTCACTGCTAAGGATCGTTTGTGCAACACTTGCACGAACACCTGGAGCAGCCTGCTTGAATATGAGACGGAAGGATGAGCAACGTGAAAGGTTTAGAGGTGAATGTGAAGATTGGCGACATGCCGTTGTTCTCTGATTTGCTTGAGTTGCTTTCACTCTTCGTAGATGATACCCGGATTCCCGCCGAGGTGAAGGAAGAATTGAGTGAACGTGTTAGCGCTCTGCTTGAGATCCACCAGCCGAATAGCGACCTGTCACATTTGAAGTCGCTGGATGCGGACAAACGCCAATGGTTGGAGCAGAACGGCTATCGACCTATTACAGAAGCAATTATGCATGAGTGGATGGGCTATACACTACCTGAATTGTCAGAACGGATGTATTGGGAGGCTAAGAATGAGTTTGTAGTGTATAAGCGCTACGGAAAAACCGTTATGCCTTATAGCGAGCGGTATCTGGCTGAAAAGAGCATTGAAGAGTTAATGTTCAAGGGTGGTAAGAACGTTTTTCCTGACCCTACATGATACAAAACAAACTTAATCGGCGGGGGTGGTGATGATGTAGATGGCCGAGAAGCATGTAATGGCTGAACAGGATTACCTGCAGGGCCTTAAATACAAGGAGATTGCTGATAAATATGAGGTATCCCTGAACACCGTTAAGTCGTGGAAGAAACGGTACGGCTGGATCAGGGAAAAGGGTGCACCCTCTGAAAAAAGTGTGCACACAAAACGTCCGGGTGCACCACCTGGGAACAGGAATGCAGTCGGCAATAGAGGCGGTGCAGCTCCACCTCGCAATAGCAACGCCGTGACACATGGGTTCTTCCGTAAGTTTCTGCCGGATGACACAGCGGAGATTATGGAGGCTATTGAAACCTGTACCCCATTGGATATGCTCTGGGACCAAATCAAGCTGGCTTACGCGGCAATCCTGCGAGCTCAGCAGACAATGGATGTCACGGGCAAAGACGAGATGATAAAGGAGCTCAAAAAGCAGAAATTCGAGGTTCATAACGTCGGGACCAAAAAAGAGCCTAAGCTTGAGCAAGTGCTAATCGAGGAAGAACACGCATTCCAGTTTTCATGGGACCGGCAGGCAACATTCCTGAACGCTCAGAGCCGAGCTATGGGTACGTTGATGAACCTGATCCGGCAATATGAGGAAATGTGTCGTCTGGAGGATGTTGACGAGCTCCATGCACAGCGTCTGCTGAAACTGAAAGGCGAGGTAGCCCTCCTGACCAAGAAGATAGACAGCGACGATGACAAGCCAATCGAGATCCTGATTAAGCGCAAGGGTGCTGCCGATGATTGATAAAGAGGTTAATCCGCACTTTGAGGGCTTCTTGTTCGATTGGCTGCATAAGTATTATTTCCTCGTTGGCGGGTACGGCTCCAGCAAGAGCTACCATATTGGGCTCAAGTTGGTGCTTAAGCTGCTAGAAGAGAAGCGGACGGCGCTTGTGGTCCGCGAGGTGTACGACACGATACGCGATTCTTGCTTTTCCTTGATAGAGGATATATGCACGGACCTGGGACTGGATGGCCGAATTAGGTTTGTTACTTCGCCCATGCAGATCCGATTCCCCAATGGGTCGAAGATCATATTCAAAGGGATGGATAAGCCTGCGAAATTGAAGTCTATTCACAACGTATCTATCATCTGGATAGAGGAATGCAGCGAAGTGAAGTATGAAGGCTTCAAGGAGCTGATAGGCCGACTACGGCACCCAACGTTAACGCTGCATATGATCCTGTCTACCAATCCAGTCAGCACGGCCAACTGGTGCTATAAGTTCTTTTTCCGCGATAAGCAGAAGAAGCTTCTTGTACTGGATGACGAGCAGCTATATAGGGATCGGATAGTAGTTATTAATGATACGATGTACCACCATTCCACGGCAGACGATAATCTGTTTCTTCCTCCAGCCTACGTTGAACAGTTGGAGTCATTAAAGCAGCATGACCCTGACCTGCACCGTGTGGCCCGTGAAGGCCGCTTTGGGGTCAATGGTACACTTGTCCTGCCGCAGTTCGAGGAATGGCCTCATGAGCAAGTTATGGAGGCCGTGCAGCGGATCAAGAGCCCGATAGACCGTGTAGGCATGGACTTTGGTTTCGAAGAGTCCTATAACGCATTATTGCGGCTTACGGTGGATCATGCCGAGAAAATCTTGTATATCCATTGGGAGTATTACCGTAACAAGATGACGGACGACCGAACAGCCGAGGACATTGCCGAATTCAAGACGTCAGGTGAGCTGATCCGGGCCGATAGCGCAGAGGCCAAGACGATTCAGTATTTCAAGCAAATGGGTTTCAATATGCGCGCAGCCAAGAAGTTCCAAGGTTCCCGGCTCCAGTACACCAAGAAGGTCAAACGGTTCAAGAAAATCATATGCTCCAGCAGTTGCCGGAACACGGTCAATGAGCTCAAGGAGCTGACATTCGCAGTGAATAAAGCCGGAGAAATAATTGAGGACCAATTCTCTATTGACCCTCATACCTTCTCGGCTATTTGGTATGCGCTTGACGATTACGAGGTCGCTGATCTTAAGGGGAACGCGCTTCGCAGTATGTCCAGTAGAGACTTGGGATTATAGGGAGGTGAGTGTAAATTGATTAAGGTATCAGGCATTGATGTTCTGAATGAGAAGAATCTCGAAAATATAGTTGCTATGGACCAATCCCGCCAGCAACGTTTCCGTAAACTCAAGAGCTACTTTGATAAAGGGAAGTCGGACGGAGAATCCAGCGTAGTAGCTAACTTTTGTTCGTATATAACCCAAGTCTCCACGGGGTACTTCATAGGCCGACCTGTTACGTATACAGCGGCAGAAGGCGGGAGTGATTTTCTGGAACATGTGCAGGACGTGCTCACCTATAACGATGAGCAAGACCACAACGCCCAGCTTGCAGAGAGCATAAGTATATTCGGGTGCGCCTTCGAAGTGCTTTACATGGATGAAGACGCGAAAATACGTTTCGCTTGCTTGCCAGTAGAAGAGGTCATACCTATCTACCTGGACAGCATCGAGGAGCGGCTTATTGCTGCACTACGAGTGTACACAGTTCCAAATATCACCACTACAACCGAGAAGACCTATCGCGCTGAATTGTACACCGATGCAGAGGTCATTAGCTACACGGTGCAGGCTGGTAAGTTCACTGAGTCTGAGCGCGCTGGTCATCCATTCAAGGACGTTCCGATTAACGTATATCGCAATAACAACGGTGAATATGGTGACTTCGAGAAGGTAGTTGATTTGATTGACGGATATAACCGCTCACAAGGGAATACGGCTGCTGATATGGATGACTTCACGGACGCCTTCCTGATGCTGGTCGGCATGTCAGGAACGAGGCCGGAGGACGTCGCTGAGGCCAAAAAGAATAAGGTTCTACTGCTAGAAAACGAAGGAGCAGCAGCGTGGTTGACCAAACAAGTCAACGATACTTGGGTGGAAAACTATAAAAACAGACTGCAGAACGATATTCACATCATTTCTATGGTCCCCCGACTGACGGATGAATCATTCGCTGGAAACGTATCTGGCGAGGCGATGAAGTACAAGCTGTGGGGGCTGGAACAGATCACATCAAAGAAAGAACGCAAATTCAAAAGGGCCTTACAGCGCCGTCTAGAACTTATCGCCAACGTTTTAGAGATCAAGCGAAAGGAATTTGACTACCGTCTGGTACAGATCAAGTTCCAGAGAAGCCTGCCTGTCAACACAACGGAGACTGCTGAGACGATATCGAAATATAGTGGTATATTGTCGCATGAAACTCTGATCGGCATGGTTCCGGGGATCGAGGACCCAGCAGCGGAGTACCAAAAGTACCTGAATGAGCGTGAGGCCAATAGCGCCTATGCAGGATGGGCCCCAGCTCCTGCCGAGCATGAGCCAGAAGGTGATGAGTAATGAGCCGGAGAAAGCCGTATTGGGAACGTCGTTCCGAGCAGGTGCTGCTTCAAGCTGAGCAGGATGCCGCGATAGTCCACGCCAAAATGATCAAGGCATATAACTCAGCACTCATGCATGTTCAAAAGGAAATTGAAGCCTTCTATGATCGTGTGTTCAGTGAGGGTCTGGCTATACGTCATGTTGATGCAGCCAAGGGGAATAGACTTGCTATGCTTCAACGGCAAATTGCCGACCAGCTCAAGGAGCTAGGAGATACCGAGGAAAAGCTGCTGAAGACGCACCTGGAAGCCGCGCTCAAGGAAAGCTACACCATGACTATCTTCAATGTGCAGCAGTTTAGCGGGGTCGGGGCATCATTCCTGATGCCGACTGACAAACGTGTGAAGCAAATCATGTCTTATCCCTGGTCCGGCTTCAATTTCTCGCAGCGGATCTGGAAGGACAAGGAGAAACTGGGGTCCACGATTGAAGAGGTGTTGGCCCGGAACCTGGTGCGCGGAGTGGGTAGCCGTCCTACTATAGCTGAGGTGGCTGCTAAGATGGACGTGTCTATGAGGCATGCTGAGACACTGGTATTAACCGAATCGGCTTATATCGCAGCGCAGGGGACGGCTGAGGGCTATGCTACCGCTGGTATTGAGCAGTATGAGGTATTAGCGACCTTGGATACTAGGACAAGCGATACATGCCGGGAACAAGACGGCAAGCGCTACAACATGGAGGATATGAAGGTAGGTACAAACTATCCGCCGTTTCACGCGCGCTGCCGAACGACTACCGTACCTGTCATTGAAGATGTGCCAGAGGGTATGCGTCGGGCGAGGGGGGATGGGGGTGAGGGATATCTTGTACCCGCGTCGATGACATACGAACAATGGAAAAAGCTTAATGTCCGCAGCACTAGCTGACGGGCTTATTTGTATTTGTCCGAAACGTGCAGATGACGTTAAAAGCAGCATGGACATAGCCGACGGGCGTAAAACGGGAGGATAAACCTATGAAGCGTCAATACCAATCCAAGTTCCGATACCCTTTGAACCTTCAGCTTTTCGCAGAAAACGGCGGGGACCCACCACCAGCACCCGGTCCAGAAAATGGAGGCGGTAGCGATCCGGCGGCAGACCCAACTGGTGGCAAAGGGACAGGCGAAAAGATTACATTCACGTCTGAGCAGCAGGCCGAGGTAGACCGAATTCTTGGGGAGCGTCTGGGCAAGGCTCAGACAAAATGGGAGAAAGACTTTCAGACGAAGCTTGATGAGGCTAAAACAGAAGCCGAGAAATTGGCGAAGATGAACGCAGATCAGAAGGCCGAGTATGAGAAGCAGAAGCGTGAGACGGAACTCAGCAAGCGAGAGGGCGAGATTACACGCCGGGAGCTTAGAGCTACGGCGTTAGAGTCTTTGGCTGAGAAGGGGCTGCCTAAGAGTCTTGCAGAGATTCTGAACTACGCCGACGCCGATACAACCAACAAGAGCCTTGAAGCCGTAGAGAAGGCTTTCAGGGAAGCGGTGGAGGCAGGTGTAAACGAACGCCTGAAAGGGAAGCCACCGGGCGGTGGAGGCTCAGGGGGAGCCAATGTAGTTGCTTCAGCAATTGAACAAATATTCAGTAAACGATAGGAGACGATGATTAATGGCAATCAATCTATTAGAGTATGCAGCTCTTTTCCAGGCCAACCTGGATAAGCAAATTACACAGCAAGCCACTTCTGGCTGGATGGAAACCAATGCAGGAGAAGTGAAGTACAACGGCGGTAGCGAGATTAAGATTCCTACGATCAAAATGCAAGGCCTTGCTGATTATGACCGGGATAACGGCTTTGTTCGCGGGGCTGTTAACTTCAAGTACACCACGTACACCATGACTCAAGACCGGGGACGCACGTTCAGCCTTGATAGCCAGGACGTGGATGAAACGGCCTTTGGCACTACCGCGGCGAATGTCTTGGCAGAATTTCAACGGAACGAGGTTATTCCTGAGATCGACGCCTACCGCTATAGTCGTATCGGAGCCTTGGCGGAAGCAGCCGGGCAAAGTGAGACGTACACCCTAGCAGAGTCCACTATCCTGAGCAAGTTAAATACTCAGATTTTCAAACTAGCCGATTTGGGTGTAGACATGACACAGATGGTAATCCCTATGTCTTATATCGCTTATGGGGTGTTGACCAACAACACAGTTATCCAGAAGAAGATTGACGTGGGCACCTTTGAACAAGGCGGCATTAATCTTCAAATCAAGATGCTGGACGGAATTCCACTGATTCCTGTTACATCTGATCGTATGAAGACCGCATATGTTTTCCGAGACGGCACAAGCGCGGATCAGCAGCAAGGAGGCTTCACCCCGGCTGTAGGCGCAGAGCAGATGCACTGGATGGTACTGCCTAAGACTGGAGTAATTGCAATTTCCAAAACCGACAAAGTACGCTTGTTCGACCCAGATACTAACCAGGATGCAGACGCTTGGAAGATTGACTACCGCAAATATCATGACCTTATCGTGCCGGAGAATAAGAAGAAGGCTCTATTCATCACGAAAGGGGATTAAGGATGATTACACTCAAGAACCTGAACGTTGTTAAGGTTGCGGACTCTGAGGAAAAGGCTCTTATCTGGGAAAGCAAGGGCTTTAAGAGAGTAGTCCCCGCTGATGATACTAACGATGACCCGAATCTGCCAATCGAAGACATGACGGTTCCGCAGCTCAAGGCATATGCCAAGTTGCATGATATCGACATTACAGGCAAGACGGCCAAGCCGGAGATTCTGGCGGCAATCCAAGCCGCTGAAGGTGGTGGTAATGATGGCAACGATCAAACACAAGGACAAACAGTTTAACGGTGTTGTGGCGGGTGTCCGCTTCGTGAAGGGCATAGGGGAGACCGACGAGCAGAAAGCACTGAACAGCCTAAGAGCCCGGGGTTTCGAGGTGGATACATCTGAACCAAAGCCGGTTCAAGTCGTTAAGCCGGGTAAGGGAGCTGTGCAGGATGCTGGATCAGATTAAGTTGCTGCTTGGCCTGGAGGGTACAACCGATAAGGATGCCCTCCTTACTTATCTGCTGGATTCCACGGTTACCAAGATGCTGAACTACTTGAACCGTGAAGAGCTGCCTGTAGACCTGGAAGATGTGGCTGTCGAGATTACGATTAACCGCTATCGGTCACAACAGGCAGACGTAGACACATCCCGTACCGTAAAGTCTGTGTCGGTTGGCGGCGTCCGTACCGAATTTGCTGATAGCAAGGCCAGCACAGGGATGGGTCAGTATATTGACGCCTACCATCCGCAGCTCAACAGATTCCGACGTATGAGGACCATGACATGATTACGCCGGATTACTTTGACGCCGTGTTCCCGCTAGTGAAAAATGCCGAGCTGTGGGTGAAGACTCGTGAGAAGGTCAGAGGGCCCCACGGAGGGGATATCTATACTTGGGAAGGTGATGACCGCACAGAGGCGTACAGAGAGCCGTACAGCAGCGCTCTGGCTTCCAAAGAGTACGGTCTGGATGTAGAGTGCCAGGATAGAATATTCTGCCCACCGACGGCCGCGCTGGTGGAGGGTGTGGGTGTGTATTATACGGACCGGGATGGCGATCCGGACGCGATTGTGGTGAGTGCTACGCCTTGGCCGGGGCATGTCGAATGTTTGCTACAGAGGCGGTGAATTATGGAGATCGAGATTGATGTATCAGAGGTAGTGCGGCGTTTGAGATTGCAGACAAGCGACTTACAGGGCAAGCTTGAGGCCGCTGTGGCTAAAGGTTGTCTAATCGTGGAGAGGGACGCCAAGCGTCTGACTCCGGTACAATCGGGTGATCTACGCCGCAGTATTACACATAGAGTCAGTGTCGAGGGCGACGAGGTCAAGGGCGAGGTAGGAACGAACCTATTCTACGCGCCATACATCGAGCTTGGCACTGGTATCTTTGCCACGAATGGTCAGGGCCGTAAAAAGGGATGGGCCTACATCAATGAACAGGGGGAGACGGTCTGGACGCGAGGCAACAGGCCGCAGCCTTTCCTGCTTCCTGCCCTGCGCCAAAACGAGGATAAAGTGAAGTACACCATAGCCAACGAGATCCGCAAGTCGTTAGGGGGCAGGTCACGGTGATTAATCTCAAGCCGCAAGTACGGGACGCTCTGGAGCTCATTGGCGTACCCGTCAGCCCTGAGTACCCTGATGACATGCCGGATCTTCCCAGCATCACATTTTACGAAGCAGGCAATCAGGATACCCGCTCTGTAGACGATGTAGCGTCATCGGCTCTGATTGAATTTTACGTACACGTCTGGGGTACTGGAGTTGAGCAGATCGAGCCATTAGCTCAAGATGTGGATAAGCAAATGAAGTCTATGGGCTTCTGGAGGACCTTTGGAGCTGACGACTTAAGCCAGGAAGTAAAGAGGAAGATTTTGAGATACACGATAATGAAGGAGGCTTGACGATGTCCAAAGTATTGAAAGGACTTAAGGGAATGCGCGTATTCCCTATTACAAAAAATGACGCGACCACCTATACCACAGGTACCGTGATGGTGTTGCCAGGTGCTCAAACTCTATCGCTGGAGAATCAGACGGAGGATTGGCAGATCAATGCAGATGATACGGTGTATGAATCTGGATCTGACTGGACTGGCATGGAACTCAGTCTTACGTTGGCTGAGCTGACGCTGGAAATGCGTGCCCACCTTGAGGGCGGGGATTGGGACGAGACAGAGAAGGTGTACAAGTTCAGCAGCGATAACGTTGCCCCGCAGATCGGGATGGCTTTCCAGGCTAAGACATCTGACGGTAACTACCGTATGGTTAAACTTTTGGCCTTGCGTTGCACCTCAGTTGGTATGGCCTTTGCTACACAGGGCGAGGGCGATAGTGCATCTGTAGTAGAGATTAAGGGGATGGTAACCAGCCGCAAGCTGGACAACGCCGTGCACTTAATGAAGGATTCTACGTCTGCTGCTGATCTGGCTTGGCTGGATACTCTTGCAGCACCAACACCTTAAGCACTTATTTCAAGGGTCCGGCTTCGTGCCGGGCCTTTATTCAGGAGGGACTAAACATGTTTGGACTTGGCAAAAAGAAAGAGAACAGCATTACTACATCTATACCGACTAGCAGCACAGTGCACGGTATCACTGTGCGCAAGCTGCCTATCGGGCAATACCTCAAGGCGCTGCACATTGCAGAAAATTTGCCCGAAATCATTATGAAAGAGTGCTTCCCTGACTTGAAGCCAATGGAGGTACTGGACCAGCTCAAGAATATTGACGAACAGGCATTGTACAGCCTAGTGTCCCGCCTGATCCGCGTAGTGCCAGATCAGTTTCTACGCTTAGTCGCGGAACTGATCGAAGCAGATTATGAATACTTGATTAATGAGTTGTCACCGAAGGAATTGTTGGATGTGTTGCTTGCCTTTTGGAAAGCGAATGACCTGACCGATTTTTTCGGCGCACTCAAAAAGATTCTGCCGACAGCAAGTCTGAACCCTCTGAACACTGGCTCCAAAAAATAATTGCCAGCGCACAACTAATGGGCATAAGCAAGCGGGATCTTTTTGAGTGTTACTATTATGACGAGTTTTTGCTGGTGTTGCAGGAGCATAATAAACTCCACGCCGTGAAGGAAGAGCCGGAGCATGAAGAGGTATTCATAGATCAGCTTTTTTCGTAGACCCGGATTGTTAAGATTTGGTACAATGGCACTATAAAATGTGCGAGGTGTATCATATGCAGATTCGAGTTTGCCCTGAATGCGACGGCATGAACCAGCCCACATCGTCGTATTGTGTGTTTTGCCATGCTTCAATAAAGGACGTAGATATTCAGGAGCGCGCGACAGTTGAAATTAATCGACCAAATAAACAAGAAATTAAATGCGCTCAGTGTGGGGCTGTTAATGCGAAAAGGGACTTTCTGTGCTGTCGTTGTAAAGAACCGTTAAGAGCTGAGGATCAGGATGTGAGGTCTTCACATAGCGCACCCAGACCAAAATCAGTAGCTTTGGTGCTGGCCGTCGCGATTGGGGTGATAGGTGTTCTTATAACTATATTCACTCTAGGGCAAGGGGCGGACGATCCCCAGGAAGCAGTAGCCCAGTTTACGATTCATTTAAGCAATGAAGACTATTCCCAAGTGCGAGGATACTTATCGAGCGAAGCTAAGAATCTCTATAGCGATTATGATCTTCGAAATATGCATAGTTATTATTTTGGGGATGGTAAGCGGACAATGCAGGCTGGTAATCCCGTCAGATTCTACAATTCTGAAAAAGAAGCCGTCACTTCCGTAACGACACTAGGAGACAATGATCCAATCACTAATTCACGCGTAACCTTAGTGAAAGGCTTATTCGGATGGAAAATTTCAAACATAGAAGTACCATAACACTCCCGAATGGGGGTGTTTTTATTTTGCCCAAAAAGCAGGTGAGGATATGGATTTAGGGGATATGGTCGTAAACATACGACTACGGACGGACGCATTGGAACGCGGATTAAGGGACGCTCAGCGTGAAATTGAGCGATTACAGGATCAGATGCGTGACCAATCCGGGGCAAACGAGCTTAATTCGTCCCTGCTTAAAATAGGAGCGACGGCTGGAGTGGTATTTGCGGGGATTGCATCAGCAGTAAAATCGGCTGTCGCCGCGCACAATGAATATCAGTCAATCATGAAGAGTTTTGCCAATCAAATGAAGGCAACCGGTCAAGATATCGGCGGGGCTATGAAATCCGTACAGGATATAGCCAAAGATGGTCTGGTCAGTGAGTCCGATACTGCTGCAGCAATAAAAAACTTGGTCAATTACGGGTTTGAGGTTCAGAAAGCTGAGAAGGTAGTTAGGGCCATTAAAGATACCGCGATTGACAACAGACAGGCTCATTATTCATTAAGTGAGGCTGTCCGCGTCACAACGGAAGGGATTCGGATGGAAAATTCCGAGCTATCAGACGCTGCTGGTATCCAGAAAAATATAGCCGCAATGGTAGAGGATTATGCCAAATCAATAGGTAAGAAAACCGCTGAATTGACAAAGGCAGAAAAAGCAGAAGCGATATACGCCGGAGTTATGGAAGAGTCTGCTGCTAACATGGGGCGTGCGGTTGAGTATGCCGAAGAATTGGGCGGTCAGCAGGCTATGCTTGATGCAAGTACTCAAAAACTATCCCAATCATTCGGTGCGGCTTTAGCTCCAGCAATGGGTCAAATTACGGCGGTCCTATTACCTCTTGTTCAGACGTTAACGAGTTTTGTCGCACAATACCCCGCTCTTACTTCGGCTATAACAACCTTTATCGGGGTGGCTGCTGGGCTGATTACTTTGCTTGCGGCACTCAAAATGGGATTTACAGCACTCACCACAGCGACAGCAGTGTTTAACACTACGATGGCGGGTATGCTGCTTAATCCTTGGGTGCTTGGTCTTGCTGCTCTTGCAGCGGCTGTAGCAGCAATCACATATGAGATACAGCAGTCAAAGCAGGCCACCGAAGAACTAAGAGCAGCAGAAGAAAGGCTCCAAGACTTAAGGCAAAACGGAGTTAGCACGCAGGAATTGGAAATTCGGAAAGCTGAAAGAAAAGAGTTAGAAGAATTAACTGAACAATACAACAAAGTAATTGAGCTCGCTAAGGAATTAGCAGCTATATCAGGAACAGGGAATAATGTCTTAGCTATTGACACTGCTGCAAAAAAACTCGGCACAAGTATGGAAAAACTACAGGAGGTAGCTAATAAATTCAATATAGCCCTTGAGGGTATTGATAAAAACGGAGTAATTGCTGCCGTATCTATGAAAGAACTCACTGATACTCAAGAGGTCTACAATAAAAAAATCAAGGAAGCAGAGAAAGTGACTCTTGCCGAAGTCAACGACCTTGCTAAATCCACAGCGCAGAAAGCTGCTGCTGCTCTTCAAACGAAAAATTTGATCACGCAATATAAGGCAGCGAAAAAAGGATCTACTGAGTTCACCCAGGCTCAAAATGAATTAGCGAAGTTGTTTCCTCACCTTAGCACAGCCACAGGGATCAATGTCCAGGCCATTGAGGGTCTACTGATCGTCAAGCAACGGGAAATTGATCTGGAGTGGCAGAATATCCAGATGAAGGCCCGTGAAGCGCTACAAGAGACACAGACGGCCATTGTTAAAAAGCAAGCGGCTATTTCCATTGCAGAATCAATAGGGAAGATTGCTGGAGCGTCTGGTATCGCCCAGGTGGCTGTCAGTCAACTTAACGCTGAATTGGCTAACCTTCGTAGTGAAGCTGCCAACCTACAGGCCCTAATTGATGGTAAGCCAACGGAGTTCGGCGGAATTGCTCCTGTAGCAGCGCCGAAGATTGCCGCTCCAAAAAAGGAGAAGACGCCGAAGCAGAAGGCTTACGAGAACAAGGCTCTGGACGAGGCTTACAAGCAACTTGAGCATAAGAAGCGTCTGGACCAGCTTACGCTCGAGAGTGAGATTAAGACGCTGGAGGCCATCAAGGCGAAGCACGTCAAAACAGCCGACGAACGTATGGAGATTGAAGAGAGGCTGTATGAAGCCCGGAAGGCGCTGGGCGATGTAGCTCTTGAGAAGGCCCTGCGAGATTATGAACGTGCTAAGGACATGGGCAAACTATCTGAAAATGACGAGATAGTACGCCTAGAAGCTATTAAGAAGAAATATGCAGATTCCGCTGCTGAGCGCCAGCAGTTGGACGACCAGATATACGAAGCCCGGAAGGCTAAGGTGGAAGCTGAGAAGCAAGCGGAGTCTGAGGCCTTTACGGAGGTCACCGAGGAATTCAGGAAGGCCGTCGAGGAACGTCTGGCCGTTGAGGATCTGAGCGCAGAGCAGGAGTATCAGGTTAAGCGCCAGCTCTATGAGGATCTGATACGGGAGAATCAGGAGTACCTTGCCCGGGTCAATGCAGATAGCAAGTATTCGGCCAAGGAGCGCATCGAGATAGATAAGACAGTCAAGGAGTCAATCAGGCAGAACCGTCTTGAGATGATCCAGATGGAACGTCAATACGCTGCTGCCGTGAAGCAGGAGCAGATTGACAGCATTAATGAGCTGTCTTCTGCTGTTCAAAAAGCATTGAAGGAGCGTTACACCGCCGAGAAGGAAGCGGCTGTACAGCGCGTCAAGGACGCCCAGGAAGCCAACGAGGCGTGGAAGAAGGCGCAGCTTGACGCTGTGAAAGACGCTTACGAGAGCCAGAAGAAGATGGCCGAGGAATCGGCCAACGCCGAGATAGAACAGATTGAGCGCGTGTACAATGCTCAGATTGCTGCTATTGACGCCGAACTGGCTGCAATGGAGAAGGCCGAGCAGCAACGCAGCAGGGCTGAGCTGGATGCCGATGATGAATTGAAGATATCTCGCCTTCAGGGGAAAATCGAGTATGAACATGACGAATTTAACAAGGCGCAGCTTCAGAAGGAGCTACAGCGCGTCATGGCCGAACAGGACGAGCGGCACCGGCAAGAGCAATTGCAGGACCGCAAGGAGGATCTGCAAGCGCAACGCAAAGAGTTGCAGGACAGCCTGAAAGAACGAATGGAACAGCTCAAGACGCACCTTGCCGAGAAGAAGGTAGTAGAGGATGCAGATTATCTGGCTGAGGTGGAGCGGATAAACGCAACCTATGAGAATACCAAGACGAGCCTGGAGCAACGTATGATCGCTACCCAGGATCATTATGCGAAGCTGCTGGATGCCAAACGCATTCAAGCCGAAGCTGAGAAAATGATTGTCCAAGATCAGCAGGAAGAGATTATTAAGCTGCTTGGGGAGTTTGGCGACGATTATAAGGTGACGGGCACGTCCTTGGGTGAACAACTGTACAACGGTTTCAAAGGCCCGGTTATGCAGATTATGAGCTTGATTGACGAGCTCAATGCCAAGATTCGGCAATCACGTTCCGAGGCAGTGGCTGCACTAAACGCCGCTACTTCTGCCAGTTCTTCAGGCGGGGGCGGTTCGATCACGAAGCCAACTAGCAGCGGGGGCTCCAGCTCCAAGTCTTCTAGCAGCTCAGGAGGCGGTGGAGGTAGCAGCAGTAAGACAGTCAACGTGACCAATAACTTTTCGTCATCTAGTCTGTCACCGTCCAAGATTGCTAACACGATCAAGAAGACGGCACAAAGTTTACTTAAATAATAAGGGGGCGACAAGGTGCAAAGCGTCACTTTTACAAATGTTCGCGGCGAGAGTATCACCTTCGGTATGTCGCCTCCGTTCATTTTGGCCCGCATAGACGGTACAGGTGGGCCGGGTGCGGATATCAAGACAACTAAGAGCCCGTACCAAGATGGAGCGTCCTATGTGGGCACTCAACTGGACGAACGGGACATTAGCCTGGACGTGACCATTAAGGGCACAAGCCGCGAGGACATGTACACGCAGCGGCGCTGGCTGCTCCGGGTGGTCAATCCTAAGCTTGGTCCTGGATTACTGGTGTACCGCAATGACAGCCGGTCATATGCCATTCCAGCCATCTGTGACACGAACAGCCCGAGCTGGGGCAGGCGTTTCGCACACAATCAGGAGTTTACGCTGGCTTTCACTTGTCCTGATCCGTATTGGAGGGATGAGTCGCAGGTAGTCAAAGGGCTGAAATTCGAGGACGGGGGTCTGACCTTCCCGTTGCGTCTGGCTACTACATTTGCCTTCAGCTCATATCGAGGCATATTCACCAATGACGGTGACGTGGACACGCCGCTGGAAATCCACTACAAAGGCCCGGCGGCTAACCCAGTAGTTCTCAATGAGACCACAGGGGAGTATATCAAAATCAATTACGAGCTGTCTGCTACAGACGTACTGCACATAAATACCGCATTCGGAAACAAGCGTGTTGAGGTCATCAAGTCAGACGGCTCCAGAGTGAACGTATTTCACTGGATAGACTTGGCTAGTACCTTCTTTCAACTAATACCCGGCAAGAACATGCTGCGCTACAGCAGTGACCGGGAGACCGACTGGCAGTTGGCTAATGTCATGGTGTACTGGCATAACCGCTATTACGGGGGGTGAGGATCATTAGCGGACCTTCGGTACGTATATTAGACACATCATTTAACCTACTCGGGGAGATCGACGACTACGAGAGCTTGCAATTCACAAGGCGATTCTTTAGGGCAGGAGAGTTTGAGCTGCACATTGCCTTGGGCAAGCAGCATACGGATAAGCTGGTCAAGGGTAACATTATCCTGATCGGCAATCAGCCGCATAAAGCGGGGATCATCGAGAGTCGTCAGATTACACTGGAGGATGGTGTGGAGACGCTGACCATAACGGGGCCGGATCTATGCGGTATCCTTGGCAGACGTATTACCGTCACAGACAGCTATGATCGTATTCGCGGCCCTGCTGAGACAGTCATTAAGCACTACGTCAATAATCACCTCATTAACGGGACCTATCCAGAGCGGCGGGTGCCTTTTTTGACGTTAGCTGCTGACCAGGGACGCGGGAAGGTTACTCCGTGGTCTACTCGCTTTGAGCCGCTGGCTGAGGTGGTGCAGGGTATCGCAGAGTGGTGTGACATTGGGTACCGGGTTGCTTTAGACTTCGGTGCCCGCAAGTGGGCGTTTGATGTTTACGAAGGCCACAATTTGACTGTCGGACAGACCAGCAGGCCTCCTGTAATATTCAGCCACGAATTCGACAACATCCAGTCACAGCAGTTCGTGGACTCCGACACCAATTACCGCAATGTCGGGTATGTTGGAGGCAAAGGAGAGGACGAGGATAGGCTTGTTCAGATCGTGGGCAGTGCTTCGGGCTTTGAACGTAGAGAGACGTTCCTTGACTGCTCCAGCGCTGAGGATGCCGTGGAGCTGTCGGAGATGGGAGCACAGAAGCTGTCTGAGCTCAAGCGTGTGCAGACCTTGGAGGGCACTGTACTTGACACGGGTAGCTTCCGCTATGAACAGGATTGGGACCTTGGCGATATAGTCACGGTCCAGAATCGAGCCTGGAGGCTGACAATGGACAGCCGAATAACAGAGGTCAAGGAGATATATGAGCCAGCATCTGCACTTGAAATCATCTTTGGCAATGATCTACCGACCATCGGTCAGGCTATACGCAAGTTATCACAACAGGCAAAAAGGAGTGATTAGATGCCGCAAAAATCAGGATTTTTCGACACAACCGCCGATGACCCGCGCGAATATCCAGCGCGTGAATTTGCCGAGTATTTTGCCCGATTCGTCGGGAACGGGGTGTTCAGTGGTGGTACAAAATTAAAGGTAGAAGTCACCGGTAGCGATATGAATGTAGCCATCTCACCGGGTTATGCGTGGATCAATGGCTACATGTACAGCGTGTTCGAGTCAGCGCTGGTGCTGCCTATTACGCCAGCCACGACAGCGGACCGTATTGACCGCATTGTGCTAAGGCTGGATGTAAGTACACCTGTCCGATCTATCAGGGCGCTGGTGCTTCCCGGCAACCCAGCTACCAATCCAGCAGCTCCAGCCATTACTCGCTCAGGCAGCATTTACGATCTGAGCTTAGCCCAGGTAAGGGTTATCGCCAATACGACGATAATTCGAGGGGAGCAGGTCACAGACGAGCGTCTTAATAATTCCGTGTGCGGTCTGGTAACTGGTCTGGTGCAGCAGGCAGATACGACTGCGCTTTTCAACCAATTTCAAGCGTGGCTTAACACTCGAACTGTTGAATATCAGCAACAGTGGAAGGACTTCATGGACAGTGTGCAGGACGAGGGTTTTGCTACTGTTCCTTATGTAGATCAGCAGCTAGTAACTGCAAAGGCCTACGTGGATGCTAAGCCTTGGCAGCGTGTTCGAGTCACAGCAGATAACGGGACAGCCACTGATATAAGTAATGGTGACCTGAATGCGGATCGGCCTACAGGCTGGTACATGGGATCTAGTATGGCTAATGCACCTTTCGCAGATTGGTATTGGGTCGAGCATATTAAACATAATGCACTTTATTGTATTCAGATCCTCTACGCTTTTCATAACTCTATTGTCTATATGCGAACTAAGCGTAACGGTACATGGACTGGATGGGTTCACGACCCGACTAGGGCCGAGATAGATTTTATTAATAGTGAGATTGCTAGTTTAAAGTCATCTGTCGCTAGTGGAAAAGAAGCGGTCGCTGCCGCCATTAGGGACAAAGGTCAAGCATCACAAGGCAGCGATGCGTTCGCTACGATGGCAGCGGCCATTCGCAATATCAGTACCGTCAGTCAGATGGCCCAGGGTAATTTCAATATTGCGACTACTGATAATCCACAAGGCCAATCCGTGACCCATGTAGGTAGTGTAAGGAATCTTGGTTTTACACCGCGTTACGTGCTGGTGAACCAGGTCCTCTCAACGTTTTCTGGAGACGGTAACAACAATGAATGGATGAGCAATCTTACCCAAACATCAAAAACTAATTCGGGTGGAACTGTCATCTGGTCCTACAACACAACGATTAATATTGTACCTGGGGGCTTTGATGTGACTGCCGTCAATAGGTACACCAATCCGCAAAGACCAACATCCATTTTCTCCAGTTCGATAAGAGAATGGAAAGCAATCCAATAAGGAGGTAGTGTATAATGCAGATCGGTCATAGGGTTTTCTACCGCAAGTCTACGGGGGAGGTAGTATTCCTGCGTACAGAATTAAGCGGGGATGTGAAGGAATCGACGATTGAAGAGGATTTTGAATTCTATCCGCAGCTTCAGGGGTACAGCCCAGAAAAGGTAGGCATGTTGCAACTGGAGTACCGCCAATGCGCCGATGATTTTGCAAGAGCAGCAAGTCATTACGTCAACCCGGAGACAGGCAAGCTGATGTTTAACTATCGAGATGAGCAAGCCCAGGAACCTGTGTACGAGGCGCCGCTGACCGACCAGGTGTCTGAGCTACGGACGCGCCAAGACAGCACAGAGCAGGCACTACTGGCGCTTATGGAATCTACTATTGGAACGGAGTGATATAGATGTACTCATTTTTGCTAGGAGTGTGGGTGTGCGGTACCGTGGACGAGCAGCGCCTTAAGAATTACGTCCCAAAATTCATTACAGCCGATCAACTAAACGAGATATTGGATACACCACAGCAGTAAGCGCAGCCTAAAAGGTTAGCGCTATTTTTATATCTAAAAATTGCGTTTGTGCGCAAATATCACCTATGCCCCTGGAGTGATCGGGGCAATTTCATTTCAGAGTGAGCACAGGGGGACATGTATGACGGCTAAAGTGGATACAGGAGGGAATGGGGATGTAATGCCTATGCAGCGACTGGAAGACGTAGAGAAGGGCTTAGCGGCCCTATCGGACGAATTCGCTAGGATACATGCTGAAAACATATCGACTCATACCAAAATCAAGTTACTCGAAGAGTCTGACCATCGTCATGAAGAGAACATTAAGCAGATCAAAGAATCCACTATCAAGATGGAAATACAATTCAGTGCCATTATGGGGAAGTTCGATTCATTGGAAAATAAGATTTTTTCTTTGCTGCAGCAATCGGGCAAGGACAGCGCGGCAGAACGCAAGTTTTGGATGGACATGCTCAAGTACATTTTGGGAGGCACAATCTTCGCTATTGTCGCCTACGTATTCATGGGCGGTAAGTAGCCCGGGGGATGGTTCACAATGGAGATATCGAATGATGTATTGACGCTGGCAGCGCTCGTAGCGGCGTATGTGGGAGTGGCCCGAGGATTCGGCCTGCCGGACAGGTGGATTAACATAGCAGCCGTGATGATTGCGGCTATTTTTGTGCTGGTGCCAGAATGGCTGCAGGAGATATTTATCCAGATATCGGTAATCGGACTCAGCGCCACAGGTGCCTATCAATTCGCCAAAAAGAAGGAGTGATAGAGTGTTTGACTCGAAGAAATATACAATCGAACGTCGCTATATCAACAAGCGGCAGAACGTAAGGCCGGGAACCCGACTCAAGAGCGGTAACCCGGCTTTCTTGGTTGCCCATGATACAGGCAATCCGGGGGCGACGGCAGACAATCATTTCACGTATTTTCAAAATTTGAAGGACCGAAGCGCATCAGCTCAGGTCTTCATTGACCACAAGAAGATACTTGAGATCATACCAACAGGTACGGGGCCAGATGCTGCTGAACGAGCGTGGCACGTCTTGTACAACGTCACTACGGACAATGATCGGTTTGGATGGGACAGTAATGATGCTGCACTTGGCGTAGAACTCTGCTATGGCGGTAAGATCAACACACTTGAGGCATACAAGCGCTTTGTATGGTACATGGCCTACTGCTGCAATAAGTGGGGAATTAACCCTTTGACCCACATCCCGAGTCATAAGCAGCTTGATCCGTCTCGTAAGCGTGATGTAGATCAGGCACTGGCGACGCTTGGGAAGACGCTCAAAGACTTGGTGTATGACGTTGCTGCTGAACTCAAGGGTCCTGCCGCTCCTACGCCACCAGACTTCGTACAATTGCCTGTGCACGTCGCTAAGGCCCTGATAGCTAACTATGTATCACCAGCATGGTTTGTGTCTCAGGAGGCAAGAGACGAGGAGGGGAAGACGCATTTTCACAATCTCGCCAACAACTTGCGAGCTGCTGCAGCACTCAGTCCGCAAGAGCAGCCGCTGGCCGGACCCATCAAGCTCCACAAATCAAATGCCCAAGAGATCATATTCCGGTGGCTGTCTCCAGCGTGGTTTAAAGCACGGGAAGAGGGAGACGCGGCAAGCATGAAACAATCGAACACTTTGGCTAACCACTTGCGTAAGGCTGCAGGAATGCCAGAACAATAAGGGGGATAAACAACAATGGACCAATACATTACAGAGATCGTAGTAGCGTGTGTCGGCCTCATTACCGTAGGAGTATTGACGCTGGGAACGGCACTGTACGGCAAACTCAAGCCCGTATATGAGGCAAGGTTAGACAATGAGCAGCGGGATCTGATCGAGCGTATTGCCAAGGATGCTTATGCATGGGTAGAGAAAAACTATCCCGACGCTGGCCCACAGAAGTTTCACGAGGCGGTTACATACCTCGCCAGCAAGCTAGGCTTGATAGGTATTAAGATCAGACCAGAAGAGGTTGAGGCGGCGGTACAGAGGGCGTGGGAACACTTTAATGTCGGTAAGGTAAAATCAAAAACTTGATACAACCAAATCACTTGAAAAACGGAATTTTAACAACCAAATACGTTTAATAGATAACGTGAAGGCTCTGCTGGCATACGCTGGCGGAGCCTTTTTTTATTTGGGTACATGCGCAATAAATGCACATTCCAAATGTGTGTAAAGTGATTGAACGGTAGATAGCGAAAAGTGTAAAGTAATCTACCAGATTATTCAAAAACGGTGCATGCATTTATCCAAACCTATTGACTTTGGTAAATAGATATGGTATATTATTAATGGGAGGTGAGAACAGGTGAAACGTAAAAAGAGAAAGAAAAAGGAACTCCCGGTAGCCCAACTGGTCACGCTTTGCACGGCAGTTGTCAGCTTGGTTACCGCAGTAGTCAACCTCATCATAGTCCTTCGCAAGTAAGCGGGACTTGAGGCGAGCACGGTCGGTTAATCCCAAAGGCCGACCGTGTGGGTTCCTTCTCTTTCTCCCCTTTATTATAGCATAGCGTGAAGGGAGCATGTATAATGTCAAAAATAACTAAAGCGACATTGGTCATAAGTATACTGTCTTTGGCCATAAGTGCAGCTACTCTTATAATTTTACTGTCGAGGTGATCTGATGGAACGGGATGAACTGATCCGTATTGTACAGGACAATGTAATGACGGCTGCTGAGGCGGTGGAGCTGCTGGGCGGGTCAAAGCAGAATCTTTCTTCATTGGTAAAGAGGGGTAAACTCATACCGATCAAAGAAGTCGGGTCAGTTCGTCTCTTCCTCAAATCAGATGTCGAAGCCAGGAAGAAAGAAGCTGAGGAACTACGTGAGAAGTACAGACCATATGAATAG